ATCCATAATTTGTATGTTTTGAATATACTTCTTTCTTAAATTGATTTGCATTATGAGAAATGATATTCTGACAAAAATCTACTATTGCAGGCGTTGACCTATAATTTTCACCTAATAGATACATTTTAGTAGTTTTAGTTTGTGATACATTATTATTAAAATCTAAAATATATTTTATTGATGAACCCCTAAATGCATAAATAGATTGTGCATCATCACCTACAACCATTAATTTACTTTTTTCAGATAATTTTAATAAAATATAATTTTGTATAGGATTAACATCTTGATATTCATCAAAAAATATATATTTAATTTTATCTTTAAAAACAGTGCTTTTTGGATCATCTAAAAATTTACTAAATTGTATCATCAAATCATTAAAATCAATTAAATGTTCTTTTTTCTTTTTTGATTGATATAATTTATAAATATTATTAAATTCCTTATAGTATTTACTTAAATTAAATTTTTTTAATGTTAATTTTAAATCACATGGATATGTAATTGATGCATGGTCTATAATTAATTGTATTTTATTTTTAATAATACATAATTCATCAGTATCTAATTGTTGTATAGTTGGATTATTATTTATTATATCATATAAATATTCTCTTACATCTTTCTCATCTAAAATTGTATAATTAATATCATTATATTCTTGTAATACTTTATATCCCAAACCATGTAATGAACCAACATGATATGGAAAACCATTTGTATTTAATCCTGTTAATGATGAAGTAGATAATTTATTAGGTACTATTTTATTTAATCTATTCAACATTTCCATCCCTGCTTTTTTTGTAAATGTTATTAATAACACTTCTTCTGGTAAAATTGTTATTTTATCTTTTTCTTCTGATGAATCTAATTTATCTAAAGTTAATTTAACATATCTAGAAATTAATGTATGTGTCTTTCCTGAACCAGGACACGCAACAACTAAAATATTATCTTCAGTCGCATCAATAATTTGTTGTTGTTGATGACTTAATTGTAAATTATCTAATATTACATTATCTGAAAATAATGTTAATTCTTGTTCAATATCCATTAATTGATTTTCTAAATAAAATATTTTTTTTTGCTGTTCTAATATGTCTGCTTTAATCTGATTTTGTTTTTCTATTAATAAATTCATTTTGATTACTATTATTATTATTGTTATGTCTTTAATATAAATAAACTAAAAATTTAGTTTTTCTCAGATAAGATATCCCTGCGATACAAATCACATGGACATTCAGCTCACATCCCAAAATCACTAGGCACCAAGGGACGAATTGGACCCGACCCAGTGGAGCTTGCGCGGGATACATCCTCCAACAAGTCAGAGAATGTCTGTGCAAAGACACCATCCGCAAATTGGTTTAGGGCTTCCAGATCCATCGACCCATCTGTAGCACAACGGGCTGGATTGCTATCCGTCGTTTGGGCACTGGTTGTCCTAGGTGGGCAGCTCGTGCAAAGCGCGGACAGTTGATCCCCGAAAGCATCTTGGGGCTGTGTGTCCAAGTTCAATCGGACTGGTGAAAACAGTTCCTGTGCTTTGACTGGATCTTGATCCGGCAATGCACTTTGAGCTTGCTGGGTGCGTCGACTCTTCTTGGACACCTTATTTACGCCCACAAAGCCTTGTAGACGTTGCGAGGGTTTCGATACTCGCCCAGACTTTGTGCGAGTGTCTGCACTCATCATAACTTGTCAAATAGTATATACTCGCACCATTATACATTTAATATTTCAATTTTTATATTATTATAAATAAACAATATAAATAAACTAAAAATTTAGTTTTTCTAATTTACAAAGAGTAGTACATCAACTCACTCGCTTTAGGAACCTGAATCATAAACCATGTCGGAATCGCAGTCCGTATTGGGATCGGAATCAGAAAGGCACTCCTCCTCATCTGAATACGGCCCATCATATAAATCGGGGCGCATTTGCTGGTGCGTGCGACAGATTTTGCGGCGTTTGTCCTGGAGAGCTGCAAGCTTTGCTGCTTTATCTCTTAAAAATGGAGCCATCCAGGAAGTGTATTTTTCCTGAATATTAGCGGTGGGATTTGTAAGGTCTTCAATTTCTCTGGTTGGATCACCTGGCGTGTTAACATAATCTACACCATACTCTGCAAAGAATAATGCGCGCCAGGGTGACCCAATTTTTTTTGAGTTGAACATCCTCATGTTCGGATGGAGCAACCTTCTAAGCCGGATTAGTGCTGCTTTTGACATCGATGTATGAATGGATGGCATTGCATTCAACACTGATTCAGAATCACATTTTTTCACCAGTGCAACATTCAATCGATGTTTCGAGGGTTTCAAGGGCTTCCACCGCTTTTTGCGTTCTCGGCTTGTCCGAGTGGACCGGCTTCCCATTTGGGAAGTTTGTAAAATATTAAATATATATGCATCATTATACACTTAATATTTCAATTTTTTATAATTAATTATTATGGTTAATAATAAATATTTTATTATGGTTTATAAAAAACTAAAAATTTAGTTTTTTGATTTATTCAATAGTTATAACATCAAACATATATCCCCCCAAAATGATCTGGACTGGTGCTGGTGCTGGTGCAAGTGGTAGTGTCAGTGGTAGTGGCGCTGGTGCTGGTGCTGGTGCTGGTGCAAGTGGTAGTGGCGCTGGTGCTGGTGCTGGTGCAAGTGGTAGTGTCAGTGGTAGTGTCAGTGGTAGTGGCGCTGGTGCTGGTGCCGATGCTGATATAGGAGGACGCTGACTGGGAACACAGGATGCACGTCTAATTTCTATAACGTTCTGATGTCTTCTTTGGTCTGACCTGCTAAAACTATGACGAAGTGTATAGAAAAAACGCAACACCGATCGACACTGGTTGCTATCTTCTAAAGGACACCTCACAACAAGAGACGTTCGGCCGAATAAGCGCACCCTTACTGATAAATAATGCCCGGGAGAAAAATGCATCCACAACCGTCTTGCACGTATGCGGCGTGTGCGGCGTATGCTGCGATCCGAAGGCATCCGAAAAAGGTACAAAATATTACATATAAGCACAATTATACACTTAATATTTCAATTTTTATATAATATGTTATTATAGTTAATAAAAAATGAAATAATAATGTATTTTACAATAATAATTAATAATTAACACACCATGCTCCCTAATACTGACATCACTTTTGCAAAATGTTTATCAATTATAATAGATAAAATAACAAAGATTAATCCATCATGTATTTATATCGCAGTTGGTTCAGCTCATGAAAATGGGCAGACCGATGATAAAAATCAACAATATCCTGCATTTATTGATAATCTGAGAGCAGGCAAAGAAATAATTAGTATTCAATTTGACCCACGTATGGAAACTCCAATGACTGTAGAAGGTTTATTTGATAGACTTGGTAATCCATTAACATTAATACATCAAGTAACTAATAATGATGAAACATTATCTTTTTCTTCAAATGAAACACCCTATTTTAGAATATATAAAAATAACATTGGTTATTTTTTTATAATTAATGATAGATATTTTAATGAAATAAATGAATATATGACTGATAATGACATATTACAAGTAGATTATCAATTTGCATTTCTAACTACTATAATTGAATATGTATCAAGTAATTCTATTAAATTAATTATGCAATATTATACTGGACACGATACAACATATGAATATATAGAATTATTAGATATTTATGGATATAGTATATTAAAACATATTTGTTTTGATATAACTCATGATAAAGGAGGTTGTTATATAGACTTACCTGCTAAATTAGATATGGATGAAGATGGTAATTTTATTCAATATAAATTTATGCAACTAACTGATATTAAAAATTATTCATTAGAAAAATATAAAAATTTATTAACAGAACGTATTAATCTATTGTGTTATCCAATTGCATTAGATTTTATTAATATGCAGAAATCATTAGAATATAAATTATTAGGAGAAAATGCAATGTTATTCTTAAAACACATATATCATATTAATACTGAGCAATCATTATTATCTATGTATGAAGAATTAATATTTTTAATGTTATCAGATATTATAATGTCATTAAATGAAGATCAAGGACTTATAATTACATTATTAAATCTATTACAAATAAATGATTCTATAACAGAATCAGATATTATAAAAAACCGTTCAGCCTTTCAAAATACAATGGCTAAATTAAAAATTAAATAATTTATTTATAAAAAAATTGAAAATATAAGTGTATAATAATTTTTATATAACATTTATTAAAATGCCTCCGCCAAGCGCGGATAAAGGCATACGCAAGCCTCCGGCTAGACCGCTCAAGGCCAGAAGCAAAAGAGCGCCCAAGTCTCAGGCTGACGCACCCAAGTCTCAGGCTGACGCACCCAAGTCTCAGGCTGACGCACCCAAGTCTCAGGCTGACGCACCCAAGTCTCAGGCTGACGCACCCAAGTCTCAGGCGGAAGGCACTTACAATGACAGTGACGAAAATATTGGTAGTGGCGATGAGATTGGCTACGACAGTGGCGAAGACAGTGATATCATTACTAATGAAGTTGCTGACTGGGCCAAATACAAGCTGCACTCAGGACAATTTTTCCGCAGTAAGCGCTGGGCTTGTCCAGAGTGTATTCGCCTATCTAATCTGATAAGACAATACACTATCGAGAGGTGCAATCCTGAACTAATTCTGATTTTTAAAAAGCAAATTCGAAAACATTTGATTAAAAGTTCAAAGTTCCGCGTTGCTATATAAAAAAATTATTAAATTTTTAATAATTTTTAAATATATTATAATGTCATTAAATGAAGATTATACTTTTATAATTATATTATTAAATTTATTACAAAAAATAATTTATCAGAAATCTTCAAGGATGTAAATACATTGGCTAAATTAAAAAAATTGAAAATATAAATATTTATTATATATATCAAAATTTATAAAACTCATCAAATCACAAGCCACTCACAGCTGATAAGATGACCGATTTTGAAAAAAGTTGGATTGCTGCAGATAATGATAAGCGAATATATAAAGAAGAATATGACAAGTTAAGAGAAAGAAAAAGACTTTTAGAAGAGTCTATAATAAATATGACAGATGAAGAGAAAGAAGATACACAAAATAAGATAAATGATATAATAAAAAAAATAGCACTAAAAGAAGCTAATAGAGAAACATTTAATGCACAACGCGATGCGATTATTGAAAGCACTGAAAAATTATTAAATCCTCCTACTGATTTTATTAAGGCAGTTAAAGACACTCGTGAACGTGTAAGTGAACTAGTCGGTATTCTTAAGAATATATCAGATGACTTAGAAACTACAAATAACAAATTTAAAGAATATGCACAATTAATAGAGGCTAACCCAGAAATGTATGACCGTTCATCCGGTAAAGACAATAGAAAACAATGGCAATATTTCAATACACGAAGAGAATGGTTTGCAGAAAGATTTAAAGAAGCAAGTGATCTCTTAAATAAACTAACCGCGCGCATACCTACTGACATGAAATCTGATAAAATAAAGTCAGATAAAATAAATTCAATAATAATGAATAGTTATCAATATGATGAATATGATGCAATTCTTAATACAAGAACAAACAATGCACGTAGTGAAAATAAATTACGTGCACACTGGTATGCAGAAGATCGCGAGTGTGATATGCGACTCCATGACTATACATTCAGTGGTCTGTTAACTAATGTTGACTGGCAACGAGAAATTGAACGGTTAATAAGACGTGATACAGAAATTGTTAGATTATTAAGCGATATCTATATTTACGCAATGTGAATTAATAAAATTATTAAATTTTTAATAATTTTTATACTTAAAAAATTGATATTTAAATGTTATTGAACATATGAATTAATAATAAAATGAAAAACTTAATATTAGTTGATATTTCATATGTATCTTTTTATAGATTTTTTGCAACTATAAGATGGTATAGTATGGCTCACGCAGAAGAATTTGCAAAATATAAAGCAGATAATAAATATGATTGGTGTGAAAATAAAATATTTATGGAAAAATATGAAAAAATGTATATGGAATCTATTTTAAAATTAGTCAAAAAAAAAATATTTAATAATTCAACTATTATATTTTGTATGGATTCTCCTAAAGAAAATCTTTGGAGGACACAATTATCATCTACTTATAAAGGAGATAGAGCGGATCTATCATTGAAACATGATTTTAAACAAGTTTTTTCTTATACTTATACTACAATGATTCCTAATATTATTAAATTAAATCCTACTATTCATAAAATTAGAATTGATGAAATGGAAGCTGATGATATAATTGCAATTATTACAATGTATATGGAAGAAAAATATGCAGATGTACCCATATATTTATTATCAGGTGATTCAGATTTTTTACAATTAGGTAGACCTAATGTAATATTTATTAATTTTAAAACTAAAACACCACTAATTTTAACTAAAGAAGAAGCTTATAAAGCATTGCAAACTAAAATAGTATTAGGTGATACATCTGACAATATTTCTAGTATATTTCCTCAAGGGAAACGTATTAAGAAAAAAACAATTTTAGAATCAGATGAAAATTTAAAAGAATATTTAAATAAAAACCCTGAAGCAAAAATAATATATGAAAAAAATACTAAATTAATAGATTTTAAATTTATACCTAAAAAATTTATTAATAAAGCTCAAAAAGAATTTATAATTATTTTTTTTTAAATTAATAATTAACTAATATATAAGTTAACACAAATAACCATTTGTATAAGTATATTCATCATACTCTGCTTTTTGCATTTGCCAAATCTTTAAGTGTTTGTTGTTTTTGTATGCGTAATTGTTCTTCTTTTACCCCTATTTGTTTTAATACATTTTGAAGTTCTATTACCTTTGGATTATTAAGTTGCATTGGCAACTCATCGGGTGATGTTGAAGATACAGCTAGGTTTAAAGATGAAGACATCTGTTTAGGTAAAGATGATCTGTTTGATAAAGCTGTTCGTTCTGGTTGCATTGATTGCCGTTCTCGTTGCATTGATTGCCGTTCTGGTTGCATAGATGATTGTTTGGATGATGTCGAGCGGTTTTGAAAAGATGATGGACGTTCAGATGATGTTGAAGATAACGTCATGTCTGTAAAAGATGATTGTTTGGGTGATGATGGACGATTTGGGAAAGATGATTGTTTTGGTAATGATGGACGATTTGGGAAAGATGATTGTTTGGGTGATGATGGACGATTTGGGAAAGATGATTGTTTGGGTGATGATGGGCGTTCAGATGATGTTGAAGATAAAGAAGATAATTGTTTAGGTAGACGGCTTGATGAAAATAATTTTTTAGGTGATAATGATCGTGTTTTTTGCATTAAATCATTTGCAACATCATTTGCAGCATTTTTTCCTTCAGCTATTACTGCACTTCCAACACTCTTTACCGCATTTTTCCCTTGTGCCATTGCTGTACTTGCAACACTCTTTACAGCAGATGATATTAATTTTCCAAATGGACCACCTCCTGAATGACTAGGATATTCATTATATAATAATTCATTTAATGCAGGTGTTGAGAATGCTTGAAACGGATATGCAGTTGATTCAGTGTGTAATGCTGACAAATCTAATTTAACAACTTGACGTGTATTATTCATATATATTTATAATTAGATTTTTATATAAAAATCTAATTTTAAATATTTTATTTTTATATGTGTAATATAGAATATATTATTATATATTTAATATTTGTTTAATATTATTTAATTGTAAAATATAATTATTTAACATAAGTGTTATCTTATCTATTGTCTTTTCTGGATAAGTTAACATAAACTCTTGAAATTGTTTTTGTTCAGATAAAGATACATCTGTTTGGAGTGTTACATTTTTATATATTGTTTTTTGGGGGACTTGGGATGATTGCGTTTTGGATGTAAAAAAAGACAAGCCTCCTGACTGAATACTATTTTTATATAATAATGAATTAAGTATAGATGCAGTATATTTATCAGTAGTAGTGATTGATGTATCTGATAATAATGATACATCTTGTTTACTATTTTTATATAAATTAGTCATATATATTTATAATTTAGATTTTTATTATAATTTAATTTTTTTATGTTGTTTTTTCAAATAAACCTTTACTAATAAATTCTTTTATTTCTTTTATTTTTTTATTAGTATCAGTATCAATTAATGTAATACTATCATTAAACATTTTATATAATTTTTCAAGGGCAATTAATTTATTATATATTATACGTTGATTATTATCTAATATATCTGGATTTTTTATTAAACTTAAACCACCAATTAGTTCTTCAATTGTAGGATTGTATTCCTCTAATTTTATTAATATAGTTGTAATAGCATTTTTAAATTGAGGTAATAATAAAACTATATAAGTTAATTTTTCATAAACTTTTAGCTCTTCTTCAGATAAATATATTTTAGGCAGGGGTTTATCTATTACTGGTAGTGGACGTCTTTTTGGAGATCTAGATTTGCGTCTACCTGGGTAATAACTACCACCTGTAAAATTATTATATAATAATCCACTTAATGTATACATATGTGATGGAAATGATTGTTCTGTATACGCAGTTGATTCAGTTAATAAAGATGATAAGTCTAATTTAACAATTTGTTGTGTATTATTCATATATTTATAATTAGATTTATAATTTTTAATTTATATATAGAAATTAAAAATTGAAAAATAGAATATTTATATTATTTAATTATGTATGAATAAAAGCAGAATGTCTGAGACTTCAGAGTCAGATGATTTCACATGTGATTGTCAAGAGTACGGTTTTAAAGGCAGAGGACATAATGAAGAATGTATGGGCATTACATGTAAAGGGTCTTATAATCCTATGTGTCTTATATGTAATTATCTACTAGCAAGAAAAGAACATTGCGATTTTAAAAATCCAACTAATACAAAATTTCTTTCTTTTGAGAGTATTATAACAATAACTGAATGTATGTTTTGTAATGGAACATTTAATTGTATTACAATATATGATTATAGTGGTAGGATAGGTAATCGACACAATAAAGCATATCCTAAATATATTATAGAATTATATAGAGAAACAATATTAAATAATTATAAGGAATTACTTGACAGTGTACAATATTTTGATATGGCGTGTTTTGAGAAAGTCAAAAGACCTACTTCATTACTTGCATATATGTGCGAGACATGCATATTAATCAATGAAGCTATGAATAATACTCAACTTGAAAATAAAGTATATCGTTTTAGAACATGCGAGGAATGTGATTTTTGCAATAGCGTCCCACTAACACAATGTATATGCTTAAAACAAGAAGAATATATGAAATATTGTTCATGGTTATTTAATGATACTGAAATTGAGAGTTATATGGATCCAAAAATAAGACAGCCTTTAGAATTATATTTTCAAAAATATATAGATCATATAGATAGTGAATTTATACCATCTATAAATACTGAATTTAATACGCAACCAGAGCATGATTTAATGCTTCCTGAATAGTGCTAATACTAATAATACTAATTGTATCATCAATTAATGTAGGATTTCGTTCTTTTATTAATGTTATATCTTTTTGATTATCTTTTGGATATAATATAATTTTGACACCTGCTTTCTTTGCCCCTTCAATTTTATTCTCAAGACCGCCAATCGGCATAACATCACCTTGTAAATTAATTTCACCAGTAATAGCAATATCTCTTCTAATTGGTTTATCTGTTAAAATAGAATAAATAGCACATGTAATTGCAGTTCCTGCACTTGGTCCATCTTTTGGCGTTGCACCTTCAGGGCAATGAATATGTAAGCCTTTAGGATGTTCTTTTAAATTATCCATTATTTTAGTTTGTAAATCTTTATCCAAACAATTAAACGCAAGAGATGCAGCAACATCAGTGCTTTCTTTAATAACCGTTTTTAAATTACCTGTTGCTTTAATTTTTAATGGTTTAGTTGAGGGTGTCCATAAAATTTGTATTGGCATAATACCTCCAAATGACCCATCGCCAGAAGCATATAAACCATTTATCACACCACATAAATCTGTATCATGAATTTTTTCTGGTGTAATTTCTTTTTTATGTTTTAAAATATGTTTAATATTATTTAGATTAATATAAAATGGAAATATAACATTTGTTTTATTTAATTTTTGTTTTGTTAGATTAGCTATATTTATTTCACGAACAATATTATATAATAGTGATTTTAATTTACGGACTCCTCCTTCATGAGTCCAATTCTCAATTATATATCGAAGCGTATTATCATGAATGGTAATATCATCTTTAGCTAAACCCATATCTTTAATAATTTCCGGAAGTAGATAATTTTGAGCAATTGATATCTTCTGATGCAACATTAAAAATTTAGTTTCAATTGTAGTAATTCTATCCATTAAAATAGGATTAATATTATATGGATCATTATAACTGAAAATTATAGTTGCTTTAGATAAATCAATATCAACGCCATGAAAATATTTATCTCTAAAATGTGTATTTTGAACAGGGTCAGTTAAATGAACTAATATATTTGCAATCTCATCGCCCTTTGCACATTTACCAATTTTATCTAATTCATCAAAATAAATAATTGGATCCATACATTTTGCATCAATTAATCCACTAACAATACGTCCATAAATAGAACCTTCATATGTATATGAATGACCTTCTAAAAATGAACCATCTGTTGCACCACCTAATGAAATAAATATAAATGGTTTATCCATTGCTTTAGCAATACCTTCTTTAATTAATGAAGTATTATGAGTTACAGTAAAATTACCAAGTAAAAATCTATTATTTCCATCTAGTGTAAATCCATAATAATTTCCTTTTCCTTTAGAAATAACTTTAATATTAGAATATAAACTATTCATTTGAAATTTTTGTTTTTTATATATTAATTTACTTTTCCATGCAGAATTTAATAATGGCACATTATTTAACTCATTTGCTTTAATCATAATTCTATAATTAATATTCTTATGTGTAGTATTTTTAATAATTAATTCTTGATTAACACCAAAACCTAATGAATTAATCAAATATACAATATCAACAGATAGTTGTTTAGTGTAAACATTAATTTCAAAACTACCGGTTGTTTCATTATGTACACCGGCAGAATCAATTATTCCTGCAAGAATCTGTAATCGAGTATTTAAATCATTCATTTTAAATTCATTAGGAATATGTTTATTATTAAATATATTATATTTATTTAATATTTGTGTAAATGTATTACTGGATTGATTATCATCAGTAGTTAAATAACAATTTCCATTAATATGCATTAGAGATAACTTATATTTTTCAAATGTATTCTGTAAATATAATAATATTTCAGAATGATTAATAATAAATCTACTACTATTTTGCCCGGATGATGCTCCTGCCAACCAGTAACCCAGTACATATGGATCAAATTCAATTGGTTTTGTTGAAAATTGGACACCTACTTTATAACCTTTCAAATAATTTTTAGTATAATTTGGTAATTTTAAATAATCTTTTACTGTAATTTCAACAATATCATTTTCAGTTTTAATTAATTCATCTAAAAATAATTTAGAGTTTTTAAAAGTATTAAATAGTTTTGTTGTTATTTTATTAATTTGTTTATCATAATATTGAACTCTAAAAATATTTTTATCAACACGATAAATTTTATTTGCATTATATATTTTTAAACATAAAATATGTTCTGAATTAACAGTATAAAATTCACCATTATTAGATAATATTTTATACATATTATCATTTCCTGAACCTAATGATAATACATTTCTTGGTGTTGAATCATCTCCCATAATAATATCACCAATTACAACATCTTGAACATTTTTATAAGAACCATCAAACATTAAAATCCGTGTATTTAATGCAAAACATTTACCATTACCTGGCGGACCATAAATTCCTAATACATTTCCTTTAGATTTTGGATTGCGAATTTGTTGGCCCATAATTTGAATAATTTGCCGTTTTGCTTCTTGATGACCTAAAATAGCACTATCCATTGTTGTTTGTAAATTATTTAAAAAATTATTTATATTGTCAGGTTCAATGTTATTTAAATTAATTCCAGAATATTTACCAAATGGAATTGTCATTAATGAATCAAACCATGCTCTTAACTTTTTCTCTGGAAAATTACTAACTAATAAATTTGTATATATTTTTAATATTGATTTTTTTTGTTCAATACTGATAGGTAAGTCCATTATACGAAATACCATTGGTTTCTCATTTGTATGATAATTATTAATTTCTTTTATATTATTAATTGCCTTACTACGGTCAGATTTTGGCATAACATTATAATATTTAAGAATAGTTGTTTCAGTATCTGTCTCTTGGTTTTTAAATAATTGACACATAAAATCATTATTTTCTTTATGAATTCTTATTGGTCTAGACCGCGGATTTCTGTAATTAGATTCATCTTCTGTATCATCATCATCTGAATATTTATTATTAGTTTTAATATTACCCAAATGATTTTTACTTTCTTTTTTACTTTCTTTCTCATCTATTTCTGACGGCTCATATTCTGAATCATCTTCATAATCTACTAATGCAATATCTTTCTTTGTTTTCTTTTTACTTGGTTGTTCATTTGTATCATTAACTATATATGAAATATCAGATTTTGTTGATTTAATTTTATAAGTTTTATAATAATATAAACAATCTTTTAATGTTTTCATACGATTATTAATAGCATAACTAATAAGTTCATCAATCATATCAATATTTATAGTTAATTCTGCAATAATAGATAATCTTGCTAATTCTGATATTTTACCAACAATATCTCTATCAGTTTTAAAATTTGTAATTAATTCAATACATGTTTCTTTTAAACATTGTAAAAAGCCAGTCAAATCTCTTGATTTAAATTGTAAAATATTTTTATCTAATTTTTCAATTTTATGAACAGCACTTAATTTTAATTCATTAATTATATTATTATAATCTGCTTTCCTTTTTTTTGTTGGAATAGTAGAATTATTATTCAAATAATTAATAAATTGGTCAACATCATCGGGCATTATAAAAATAATTATGATAATATAATATTTATTTTTTAGATAGTATTTAGATAAATATTATATTATATATTAATATGGATAAACTATTATATCTATTTTATATTTTATTGGTAATATGCTGTCATACTAATTATAAAATTATTAATTATATTAATAATTTAACTAATAATACTAATAATACTAATAATAATTACACAAATTATTATACTAATTATTATACTGATAATTACACAAATTATTATCAAAATCAATATGAAATAGATTATCTAAATTTTCTTGCACCATATATGCAAGAAAACTAAAAATTTTGTATTAAAGATTATTTTTTTATATTTAATACAATATTAAAAATGTGTGGTATTTGGGCGTATATTGAATTAATTAAAAATAAAATAAAGCATCAAGAATTATTTAATGATTTTATGAATCTTAAACATAGAGGCCCAGATGTATCAAGTTATCAAATTATTAAGAATACTACTATTGGATTTCATAGATTATCTATAATGGAACCCGGATTTCATGCTAATCAGCCCTATGTATTACATGATATTAATAGAACAATTGTTTTTATTTGTAATGGTGAAATCTATAATTTTAATGATTTAATATATCATTATAAATTACCTATTTATGATAATTCAGATTGTTTAGTTATTCCCCATTTATATTTAAAAACAATACATTATAATCATACTGGAAATAATATTGATAATTTTGTAAATTTATTTAAGTATAAAATAAAAGGGGAATTTGCATTTATGTTATTTGAATTTGATAAATTTCAAAATATTAAAGAAGTTGTAATTGGTCGTGATTGTATTGGGGTTAGACCATTATATATTGGTAATGATAATAATGGAATTATATTAAGTTCAGAAATAAAAGGTATAACTAGTTTCCCATCAAAAGTTAGTGAATTTAAACCGGGAACAATTAAACAAATTGTTTTTAATAATTCAGAAACTAAAAATGATATTTATAATATTTTTGATTATGATTTTAAAACAATATATGATATAATTCCCTATGAATATATTGATATGAATGATACACAGTTAGAAGAGTGTTATTTATATAATATCCGTAGAGCATTAACTAGAGCAGTATCTATAAGATTAACTGCTGATTGCCCTATTGGATTTTTATTATCAGGTGGTCTTGATAGTAGTTTAATATCTTCTATTGCTGCAAGTATATTAGAAACTCCTATTAATACTTTCTGTTGTGGTTTAATTGGGACTGATTCAACGGATATTAAATATGCTAGACTTGCTGCAGACTATATTAAATCAAATCACACAGAAATATTAGTTACTATTGATGAAGCTTTATCATTAATTGATACTGTAATTAAAACAATTGAAAGTTGGTGTATTACAACTGTTCGTGCATCTATTCCACAATATATAGTATCTAATTATATTGGGAAAAATACAAATATTAAAGTTATTATTACAGGTGAAACTGCGGATGAAGTTGCATCTGGATATTTATATAATTATTATGCACCATCGCCTATAGCATTAGATATTGGTGCAAAAGAATATGTACATAATATTCATATGTATGATGGCAGACGATGTGATCGTTGCGTGTCAGCAGCATCATGTGAAGCAAGAATTCCTTTTGCAGATCCTGAATTTATTGATACATATTGGCATACACCAGCTGAGATGAGAATGCCAACATATAATAATTGTGAAAAGTGGTTATTAAGAAAAAGTTTTGAAGGTAGAGATATTATACATCCAAAAGTATTATGGCGACGGAAAGAAGCATTTAGTGATGGTATATCAGGAGTTGCAAAATCATGGTTTCAGATTTTGCAAGAACATATAGAAACATTAGTATCCAATGAAGAGTTTAATAATAATAATTTAAATTGTAAAACAAAAGAAGAATATTATTACAAGAAAATTTTTATTAAATATTATGGTATTAAAAGAGCTGATATTATTCCAAATCATTGGCAACCAAAATGGGACTCAAATGGTTGTGAAATGGATTACTATGTTGATCCATCTGCTAGAACATTACAAATTTATTAAAGCAAGGACTATTTTAAATAGTTTAATACCTTATTTTAATTGTAATATTAGGATAAAATTTAGTAATATATTTTATAATACTTTCTGTAGCAAATGATTTATTATAAAATTGTATTGCAACTAATTCATCTAAATTTACTTTATTTCGAACTGCAATTTGTTGATAAACCTCAAATGGTTCGCCTTTTTTTGATACTGATATACTATAATTATATAATTTTGTTAATACACTATTATATTTTGTATAATTTTTATTATATTTCTTTTTATATTTAATTCCATCAGATTTATTATCAAATTCCCAAGTAGCTAAACGTTGAGGCACTGCTGACCATAGATTTGCAACATAAAAACTTTTATTAAATAATAATTTTGAATTAAAATATAATGTTGTTCCTACCATAACTTTATTATCAAATAACTTATTAGTGCA